AAAAGGCTAGATATATTTTTATACTTGTATTTACATTTTATTATAAGATAAATTAGTAATAAATTATAAAGTTATGTTATAATAAAATGTCTCAGAACGTTAATAACAAAAAAAATATAAAAGAATTATTGAAAAAGTTTTTTTATTATGTTATCGAATATCTAAAAGAATTTAATCCTTTTTCTTTAAAGTTTTTATATAATTCGAGATACTTGGTGATATCAATGATGTTGTTTGTTATTATATACGGTTTTGCTACAAAAAATACTTTTCTAGCATTATTAGGAGTTTTAATTTTGTTATTTACAATTATAACTTGGTTTGAAGAACTTATAATTATAAAAAAATGGGAAAACATATTAGAACCAATATTTAAAGAAGAATTAAATGAAGATTTGTATGAATTATATTCTAATAATAAATTGTATAGATTGGGTGATATGATTTGTCATAAAATTAGATGGTCAGATGAAGGAGAAAAATATCACTTTAATGCATTTCCACACTCTATTGCGACAGAATATATGAAAAAATCAAAAACGCAAAAAAATTATAATGTTTTAGCAAATATTATCCGAGAAAGAAGTAAATTTACAAATGACTTACCAAAAAATAACGATTTGGTAATACACCTTAGACTAGGAGATACTATTGAAAAGAATCCGCATAATTTAATTCAAATTTTAACAAGTTATACATATATGCAGAGTTTTAGAACGTCTTCAAATTACACATGTCCAATCAGAAATATTCAAGAAAAAATAAATAAATTAAAACATTATAACATTCAAAAAATTATACTCGTTTCAGCAAGTCATCTAGATATACCAACACCTAAAAGCTCTAAGTACATTAATGTAATGAAAAGGTATTTAGAAAAAAAAGGATATATTGTAGAATTAAGACTTGGAAAAAATCCAGATGAGGACTTTATTTTTATGTCTAACTCTAAATATTTTATACCAGCTTGTAGTGGATATTATACCCATTTAGTCAAAACTATAGTAAAAATTATGGGTGGTAAAGTTATTTAGTAATTTTTTTAACACGTACTATTATAAAACATAATTTATATTATGTTTTATTCTTATAAAAATCATCTGTATATATACGCCTTTATTTTTCTATTTTGGTTTTCTATTTCATACAACCTTCTCTGAAGATCTTTTACTTTTTCAAATAAATCTTCGTGGTTATTTTCTTGATCACTCTTTTTCTTATTTCGGTTTTTAGCTGGTGTGCTAGGGCTTGGAAAATCATCTGAACTTTCAGATCTAGAAGCGGAAGATGAATATGATGAATTATCCGAATCAGAATTTTCGTACAATTTGCGAAATTCAGATGGCTTTTTAGAAAAAGAACGGTAATATTCAACAGGATCTTCTTTTTTAATACTTACCAAGTCTGTACCTTTTTTTGATTTGCGTTCTGCTTTTTCTTGTTCAAGCCTTTTTATTTCATCTTTTTTACGCTGTTTTTCTTTTCTTCTTTCGTTTTCTATCTTTTTTAGCTCTTCTTCTTTAATCATTTGTTTTAGTCTTTTCTTTTTATCCTTTTCTATCTTTTTTAGTTCTTCCTCTTTAATCATTTGTTTTTCTCTTTCCTTTTGTATCTTTTTAAACTCCTCTTCTTTTAATTTACGATTTTCAAAGTCTGAAGATCCTTTTATTTTCTTTTTTTGATCATTATCGCTTGAAGAACAGTCTTCCGGTTCCTCCTCTGGTTCCTCTTCCTCTGGTTCCTCTTCCTCTGGTTCCTCTTCAGGATCATCATTATCTTTTTGTTTGTCATCGTTTCCTAAAGCATTGATTAAATCTTCAAGAATACTTTTTTGTTCAATAGGTAATATCCACCCTTCTCCACCATGCATACGAGAATTCCAACGACCTCCAATACTTTTAACAAGATCGTTATAAAGTTTTTTGTCTCCTCTTACAGCAAGACGATTTTTATTATATATTTCAAAGGTTAGTTTATCAGACATTTATGTAAAAAGTCTCTTTCTCTTAAGTGGTTTTTACTAAAAATTTCATTCAAAAAATTGCTGTTATTCTATAAAATCAAAATGATAATTAGTTAAAACTTTCAATTACTCTAAGAAAGAATAGAATGAAAATTCGAATGAAAGATTTTTTGTGTTATACAGATTCTACTTTTGATTTTGGTAACAGCGGTGTTGCTCTCCTATCAGGTCCTTCAGGTGTAGGAAAAACATCTATTTTAAGAGGTATTTTTTTTGCTCTCTTTGGAGAAGGAAATAAATTGCAGGCAAACGGGTCAACTTCTTGTAGAGTTGAACTTGATTTTGATGATTTAAAAATCATAAGAACAAAAAGACCTAACAGACTTGTTGTAAACGATGTGTACGAAGACGAATCTGCACAAGAAATTATTAACAAAACGTTTGGGGACACATTCAAAGTGACTGGTTATATTCAACAAAATAATTTAAATAGTTTTATACTTATGTCTCCTCTTGAAAAGCTAGCTTTTTTAGAAAAATTTGCTTTTCGAGATGTAGATTTAGGAAAAATCAAAGCAAAATGCAAATCATACATTTTACAAACGTCAGACTCTTTAGTAGGAATCGTATCTCAATTAGGAATGGCTAAAAACGTTTTAGAAGAGATAGAAAAACCAGTAGAAAAAAAATTTCCTTTAAAATGCAAAAAATCAGACAGAGATAAAGTGCAAAAAAACGAAATTATTCGTTTAAAAAACTGTAAAGTCTTGATCTCTAGAACCGAAAAAGATCTTAAAAAAATATCTGAAGAATTAGCAGACGTTAGGGTTCTGGAAGCTACTCTTGCAAGCAGAAAAGAAACACTTTTAAATCTTGATAATACTTTATCAGAAAATAATAAAGAAATTCATAGTTTAAAATATGATGGTGACGATGTTTTAGAGTCTTTAGAAAAATCTTTGATTATTGTTTTAGCACTTCGTGAACTATACGCTGTTCAAACACAAATTTCTTTAGATAAATCTCAATTAGAAGAAATGCGTTTAGAAGAAGAATCGGTAATGAACAATACTTTACAAGAATATAAAAATGTCTTATGGAAAGAATATAGTAAAGACGAATTATTAAGCACAATGGATGATCTTAAAAAATGCCTTTCTGATCTGGTTCGTATTGATTCTCTCTCCGATGAATTAAAAAAAATTGGTAATAGTAAAGATCTTGAAAAGAACAAGAAAGAATTAATAACAAAAGAAGTAGAACTAGAAAACAAACAACATTTATATGATAAACTTTATTCTCAAAAAGGATTATACTCTTGTCCTTCATGTTGTTCTAAGATCAGATTAGTTGATAATAAACTAGTTCTTGCAAAAGATGTAAACGAAGAGAGTAAGATTGATCTTAAAGAATTAAAAGAAGAAGTAAATATTTTAAAACAATATATTACTACTCTCAAGAAAAATATTCAATCTGATGAAAATAATCTAGAAAGAAAAGTAACAATTCAGAATGAAATAAATATTTTGTGTGGTTCTTACGAAGAACTTCCTTCTTTAGAATCTGTCAAGGAAGATTTGGAATATTTACGTGAATATCAAACAACTCAAACCGGCATAGAGAAGAAGAAGAAAGATTTAGAAATTGCAATCAAAGAAGAAAGATTCTCTTCTTCATACTTTAATTTTAAAAAAAGTTTTGAAAAATTAGAGTCTAGAAAAAACTCTCTTCAAAGTAAGTACGGATCTGAACATCCTGTAACAAATGAAGAAGAACTAAGACAAAAAATTAATACACAAAAACATAAAAAAGAACAATTATCTGTTTTGAAAAAACGTTGTTCTGAAACAACAGAATCTATTTTGAAATGTAAAAAAGTATTAGAAAATGCTTCAACAAATCACAAAAACAAGTACGACATAATTCAAACAACAAATACTTTAGAAAAAAAAATGTCTGAATTAGAAAAAACACTTTTTGAATTAAATGAAAAAAAGAAAAATTGTGAAAAAAATGTATATGAACTAGAAGAGTGGGAAAAATATCAATCATCTCTAAATAATTACAGAGGATGGGAAGTTAAAGTAAAAGAATTAGAACTTGCTCAAAAAATAGCTGAAAATGAACACGCGTCGGCTACAAAACTAAAAGATAAAATTTTGGAAGCTGAAAGCATTGCAATGTTAAACATTATCGATAGCATTAATTCTCACGCACGTATCTATCTTGACTGTTTTTTTCCAGATAATCCGATCTCTGTAAATCTGCAAACTTTTAAAGAAACCAAAAAGAGCACAAAACCTCAAATTAATATAGAAATTGAATACAAAGGTATGGAAGCAGATATAAATATGCTTAGCGGAGGAGAACTTTCTCGTGTAATTCTTGCTTACACAATGGCTCTTGCTGAAATGTTTAACACACCTTTGTTATTATTAGACGAATGTACGTCAAGTTTGGATCAAGATTTGACAGAAACTGTTTTTAACTCTATTAGAGAAAATTTTAATGGTAAAATTACTCTTCTTATAGCACATCAAGTAGTTATGGGAACTTTTGATAAAATTATAAATTTAGGACTCAAAGAATAAATAAAGAATAAATAAAGAATAAATAAAGAATAAATAAAATAATAATATTCTTATTACTCAATTTCTTAGAATAAATTCATTTGCTTTCATAAATTAAATAAAAATACAAAATAAAACTTTTTAAATTTAGAAAATATTGCGTAATAATAAAATGACAAGTTCTGTAACAAAAACAAAGTGTGCTTCTGGTCAAATTCGTAGCCGAAAGACAGGTCGTTGCCGAAAGAAGCCTTGTAGTCCAGGAAAAATTCGTGATGTATCTAGCAAACGTTGTAGAAAGAAGAAGTGTGGATCAGGAAAAATTCGTGACGTATCTAGTGGTCGTTGCCGAAAGAAGAGGAGTCGTTCTCTTAAGCGTAAATCTCCCAAAGTTAAGTCTCGTTCTCTTAAGCGTAAGTCTCCCAAGCGTAAGTCGCGTTCGCCAAAGCGTAAATCTCCTTCAAAGAAGAGTCGTCGATAAACTATATAATTATAATGTTATACAAATACTTGTATAATATTATAATACTTTTACCAAGTGTTTTGTAATTTCTGATTTATTTTAATTTTACTATATTTAATAAATTAAATGAATACATATTTTGAAAAAGAACAAAAGAAAGAACTTGGAAAACTTATAGATGAACTAATAAATACGTATGACACAAAAATTTTAGATAAACTTGATAGTGGTATAACTAAAAGTTTATATGAAATATCTGTAGACGACGGAAAAGAAATACTTGTTAAAAGACCTGTTTTGACAAAACTTATTAATAATCATTTAAAAAATCAACAGATAATTCCTGATTTTATTGGAGGTCCAAATTCTCTTACTCTACATTGGAATCAGGATTTAAATAAAATGATATATATATTTGGAGAAGTTCATTCTGAAATACAAGACTGTGATACACGTTTTTCAGACGCAAGTAAAATAAATTGGGGTCCTCAAAAATTACTTGTAGAAGATTTTTTTTATTCTCTTATCCAAACATCAGATGTTTTTATTGATCTTTTTTTGGAAATTCCATCGTATAAAGGTGTCAAATATGGAGATATGAAAGAATATAATATGAACGATCGTATCGGAAAAATATTTCAACGTTTAAAAGTATGTATTGAAAAAGAAACACGTCATTCTCCAGAGTGTGAAATGGCGAGAATTCATTATTTTGACGCTAGAATGATAAACAATGATGGATCTACTAATATAAACCAATTTTATGAAGATATAACCAACGTTTTTACAAAACAAAAGAAACAACAAAAGATAAATCCTCAAGAAGAGTTAGATTTTTTAGAATTATTCAGTATTGCGAACAAATATACAGAAATATTTCAAAAACTCTTTGACATTAATTCGTTAGACACAGATACCAATAATTATAATTATACTAGAGAATTTTGGAAAAGAGAGTTTACAATTGATAATTCATATACCAATAAAGAATTAGGACAATTACCCCAACAGATAAAAGATTTTATTCTTACTTTTTGTTTACACAAATTAATAGAAGAAATCAAACCACTAAAAAATGAAGTAATAGAATCTATAAAAAACATAGACACATTTATAAAAAATCAAAAAAGCTTCGATAAAATGATTGTTAAACAAGCATATGAGAAGATTCAAAATTATCTTCTTCTTGCTAATACATATAGTGCTGATATCTATCTTTTATCACGAGTTTTTAAACAATTCAATTTAACAAAAAAACCACCGATAGGAAGAGACATATCAGATCAACCTAGTCATGCTCATAATATAATAATATATGGAGGAGATATACATGCGGAAAATTATAGAGATTTTTTTACAAAATGCGGATTTTTACTTGTACCTCCTTCTATTGTTCCACCTAAATCTGAAGATACTTTTTGTCTTGATATAAGAAGTTTTCATAAACCTTTTTTTAGCTATGGTTCGATAAGTCATTTGCGTAAAATAAATCTTTTCTTACCATAATTTACAAAAAAAAGATTATTAAAAAATTGTTTTTATACTGGAACTGTTGATAAAAGTATCAACTTAGGACTCAAAGAATAAACAAAAAAATTTTAATTTATGTAGTTTTGTTAAATAAAAAGTATGTATATTATACAAATACTTGTCAAAAAAAATATTTTATACTAATGATGATATACAGGTGTAAATATCGCCATCTGCTGTAAGAGCTGTTTGGTACTGACCAGATCCTGATAATGATACAGACATCAAATGTTTTTCTGGTGCATTTGGTGATTTTACCCACGTATTACCATAATCAGAAGATGTGTAAATACCACCACTCGTAACAATTGTTTGGTATTGACCAGATGCAGATAATGATGTATTGGAATATTCATCATTCATAGGATCTCCTTCTATGTTTACATTTATCCAATTATTGCCAAAATTATTAGAAACGCAAATATAACTAGAATATAAAACAGTTATTTGGTATTGACCTGATGCCGACATTGATACAGGAGAAGTGTAATCAGGAAATGAGTTTTCGTTCCATGTAGAACCAAAATCATTAGATATGTAAAGAAATTGTTTAGTGCCAGCCGTTTGGTATTTACCAGATGCAGATAATGATACAGAATGCCATGTCTTTGGAGTAGAATTTATTACTTCATTAGGTGATTTTACCCACGTATTACCATAATCTTTAGATATGTAAATATAGTCATACATTGCACAAGCCGTTTGATATTTACCAGACGCTGACAAAGATACTGATCTCCAATTTTTTAGTGGCGCATCTGGTGATGGTGACCACGTATTACCAAAATCATGAGATATGTAAATATATTCACCCACCTCATCTTTTTCTGCAATAACAGCCGTTTGATATTGACCAGATGCTGATAATGATACTCTTTTCCAATATTTTTGTAAAGAGTTACCTAATACGTCTTCTGATTTTGATATCCACGTATTACCAAAATCATTAGATATGTAAACATAGTCATTACCTGCAACAGCCGTTTGATATTGACCTGATGTTGATAATGATACGTCTATCCATTTTTTTAGTGGTACATTTATTTGTGTCCATGTATTACCAGAATCATTAGATATGTAAACATAGTCATTAGATGCAACAGCCGTTTGATAATTACCATCTTCTGATAATGATACTGAAATCCAATTTTTTTGTGGTGCATTTGGTGATTGTGTCCAGTTTTCACCATAATTATCAGATACGTAAATATATTCACCCACCTCATCTTTTTCTGCAACAGCCGTTTGATATTGACCAGATGCAGACAATGATACTGAAACCCAATTTTTTTGTTCTGCATTTGATTGTTTCCAGTTTTCACCAAAATTATTAGATACATAAATAAAATCATCACTTGTTGCAACAGCTGTTTGATATTCACCTGATGCAGATAAAGATACAGAAAACCATTTTTTTTGTGGTGCATTTGGTGATTGTGTCCACGTAACACCAAAATTAGATGATACGTAAATATAATCACCACC